TTCGTCGGCTTGTGATTAACCATTGGCTTGTCGAGCGATGGCGATCCTTTGATCCCGTAAACCCTAACGCCGGCTCTCTCTCGCGTGTAATCCAGGATCAAGTCTTGTTCATATCCAGAATCGACAAAAGTGCAAACCGGCGCCAGGGTTGAACCGTTGGCCTGTTTCCATTTCTTCAAACGGATCTTGTCTAGCATCCTGTAGGATTCTTGCTTTTTCGGGCCACTGGGAACCACCCCATAGTCAACTCCCCACAGTTCGCCGTTCAAGCCCGTTCCCAAAATCATGTATTCAAACCGGTTCTTCTGAACATCAACGCCCATAGTTAGCATTAGAACGCCTTCGGGGAGGCATTTCTTCGGTTCGTAATCCTCACGCCGCCGATACAGTTCATCAAGTTCTGGTTTCTCATCAAATTCCTCAGAATAGGATTCGCTGGCCATAGTGTTCATGAAAACCCGGCGTGCTTGGTCTGGGGATTCGGATTTTTGAATGCCCTCGATTTCCGCTGCCACTTCGTGCAAGTATCCCTGAAAGGCCGAGCTGAAATCCCCCGTATGAGCCATGCAATTGACATGAAAACCCCGGTGAACGCCTTGTTTCGGTTTCTCGCCGTCTTTATTGAGAAAGGTTCCGCACTCTGCCATAAACTTGCGTTGATCGTCCGTAATGGATTCTTCGCAACTAGGGCAGATGAGACGTGCCTTTTCAGGTTGCCCAGGTTCCCAACGCATCTGGTTGTGGTGCATTTCATACTGATGGTTGCAATGGCAGCAATTGACATACCACCGGCACCCGTCGCTCTGATCAAACAGGGAATCAATTTTTGAAAACCCCTTTAGACTAGGGTAACTCGTAGCAATTCTAAACTGCTCCTTTCGCCCCCGTCCGCGTTTCCAGAAAGATTGAAGGCGGCAACCTTCGTCTGCTTTATCCTGCTTGATAGCGTCCACTTCGTCCGCGTATAGGAAACTCGCCTCAAGTCGTCGAATCTGGCTGGCTGAATTTGAACCCACCGAAAACAGAGCGCCGCCATTCCACCATATCTTAGTGCGCTTCAGGTCTGTTTTTCTCAGAAGCCCGGCAACCGCTGGAGTGGTATCTAAAATCGGCATAACCGAATTTGATACAAGGTCATCAGCAACAGTTTGAGCCGGCAGCATCACAGCGGAAGCGGTTCGGAGTTGTTCAATCACATAGCCGAACGCAACGGAAAAAAGGAAGGTTTTACCAAATCCAGAAAAGGCCCGAACGCTGACACTGGGCAGGGTTGGGTCAAAGATTGATTCCGCAATCTCTCTTTGTGCCGGCCTAAACTTGAATCTGGTTCCGTCCGGTAGATAAACTTCTTCCTCCGCCCATTGAATAAAATCGCGCCTGGGCCGGTGCCTGACTAAATCGAAGAACCGTTCTAGCGCATTTTCCTTTAGCTTGCCCACAAATAGATCGCTAGACATTCCGGGCAATCCTTCCACCTGATTTTAAAGGAACTTCAGACACGATCTCAACCTGCTCAATCCATGCTGATTGCTCTTTGAAGTGTTGAATGCTGGGATTTTCGCCGGACACCAAACCTTTATCTGCCGGGCTTTTCAATCCTATCCTAGCTTCGGCATGAATGACAATATCAGCAGATTCAGCCAGGCGGCATTTTAGCGCCTGTTTGCTACCAGTCTGCTTCAATCCTGCCAGCCTCGCCAAACCTTTCAGCGTGTCCATTGTCAGCGAATTCAGCGCCTCCTCCCTGGACTCTTTACAAAGTGTTTTTATGTAGGCTTTCATTTGCGCACCTCCTTCACATGGATTGCCGCCTGCCCTGATGCCACAGCCAATTTTGCAGCTTCCCATGGGCTTTCAAATGCTCTGCCGCCAATCACCCAATACTCACGCGGCTCTTGGCTTTTGATCCGGTAGCAATAATCAGAGAAATTGAATTCTGGATCTGTCACTGGGTACCACCTTTCGCCTTCGAGGAAAGTTGAGGTTTTCTCGATCGCTTGATCGTCATAAAACGCAAGCACCACTTGTTTGGCTTCTTCGGGCGTGTTCTTCATTTGCTCAGCTCCATGTTTGAAATGATTACTTGAGCGCAATCTGCCATGTCATTTTTGCCGGCAGCATAGCCGGCAGCATAAATTGCCGCCTCAAGTTCGCTAGGTTCCCGCCCTAATAATTCCTTGATCCTGATGAATGCGGATTTGTAGGCCGCTTCTGAATCAAGCGTTTCGCTTTTTGTTTTGTCGTCTTTTTTCATTTTCTTTTTTTGTTTTTTCGTCATGGCAAACGCCACACAAAATCTGGAATCCCTCAACTTCGGGGAACATGCGCTCAATGTAATTATCCCAACCGATCCATCCCTTGTCCGGATCAATTACGGGCTCAATGTGATCGACTTTGACTTCTTCCCGGTGGAATTCGCCGCTGCAATTTTCGCAGCGGTAAACGATCCTCAATCGCCCGGTTTCGGGATTGATGGCCTGGCCGGACTTAGCCTGCTTTAACCGTTCAAACCTTGGCCCCCATCGTAAAGAAGCTGTGCGCAGGCTGGATGTAATAAATGATCTAAATCGGGCATCTGTCCACTGTCCGGAATTATGCGGTTTCATTCAGCTTTCTTTAACCGCTCTTTTTCAATGCCGTCTCTGATGAATGTCTCAACAGTTTCACTGATTTTCCGCCCCGATTCGGCCGCATAAATTTTCAATGCCCGGTGCGTTTCTTCGCTGACTAGCAAAGCCTTTTTGATTGATGGTGTAATTTCCATTTTAAAATAATACTTGAACTAATTGACTTGTAAAGTAATTTAATGCCGATGAATAGCGAGATACCAAAAGGAAAAGAAGTGATTGGCAATATGGCAAGCCATCTTGATAGCCGGTTCCTGAACAGCACGACGCTTGCCGGTGCATTGGCTGAGAAGGGCGCTGATTCGCTTCCGGTGCAAATTGATCGCGTTGAGCATCACGATATTTTGAAATACGAAAACGGCCAAATGGCCAAGGATGCGCTTTTACTCTATTTCAAAGGCAGCTCCAAACCGTTGAAGCTTTGCAATACGAATTTGAAGCGCCTTATTTCAATTCTTGGGCCAATGGGCGAATCATGGAAAGGTCAGAAAGTGCATTTACAAATCGAGCAAACACGCCGTCCGGACCTGGGCGGAAAGCAAGGGCCATGCGTCAGAGTCCAGGGAATTAGACTTTAACGCCGAGGTCAGTCATCCGACGAAGGAGGATTGATCTGCACCGTATTGTTCGCAGTATTTAATCAGAAAGGAAACGATATGGAATTAGAACTACAACACCAACGAAGTAACTTCTCGCAATTTTCGGACAGCATGTGGATGCTCGCCACCAACGGAGACACCACAATCAAATTCGACGTGGATCAGAAGAACATGATTGAGTTTGCCCTGCACCTTTGTGACATCGCGGATGATTGCCTGCGGGCGGTCAAGATGGACACCGATGACGCTCAAGAGAAACTCAGTGAAGCGGTCGAGGCTATTTCTTCTGCGAACGTATGAGCACACCCACAGGAGACTGTAGTGAAACGGAAGGAACCCTGTTGGGTGCTGCGCCTTGTTCTGGCTTACGTCCGTATTACGATCACGGTGGGATCACGATATATCACGGCGACTGTCGGCAAGTGGTTCCGATGCTGGGCCGCTTCGATCTGTTGCTAACTGATCCGCCCTATGGATTGAGCGAAAAGTGGGAAAGCGGGGGGTGGAAAGGCGCGAAACGTGGAGAGGGGAAATTGTGGCAAGCAGACGTAAAAAATTGGGACAACGAAACGCCTCCCAGATGGTTAATCGAGCAGTCCATCCACCATGCGGAAAAAGCGATAGTATGGGGAGGAAACTACTTCGCAATGCCTCCGGCGAGAGGATGGTTATCGTGGGATAAGGTGCAAGAATACAGCGGCGGAGACTTCGAGCTGGCGTGGACTAATCTCGACACTGCTCCGCGAGTGTTCCGAATGTCACGGATCGACGCCCATCAGAACAAGTCAGAATACAAAAAGGAACATCCTACCGAGAAACCGATGCAACTGATTTCGTGGTGCATTGGGTTGGCGGGTGACGTGGAGACGATCCTCGATCCATTCGCCGGGTCAGGAACTACGGGGAGGGCCGCGAAAGACCTCGGGAAAAAAGCGGTCCTAATCGAGCGTGAAGAGAAGTATTGCGAGATCGCAACGCAGCGACTTGCTCAGGAGGTGCTGGATTTATTTTGAGACAGAACGCCAAAGAACAGGCAGCCCCGTAGGGGATTGCCTGATTCGTCTTGTTCTTTGATTACAGAACATAACCACCGAACCAAATACTATGAAACCACAAGACTACCACAAAAACCTAGTTTGCAATCGTGCGAACATTTTTTCAAAATCAAGCTTCCTTTCCAAATCTGTATTATGGGAGCTTGAAAACAAAACCCCGAAAGCATGGCGCTTTGCTCCGCGTGAATTCGTCGCAAGTGATGCAATGGCGTTTGGGTCTGCCGTTGATTGTAAGCTTCTCACGCCTGACTTGTTTGGCGCTGAGTTCACCACTAGCCCATTTGACAGTTTCAGAACCAAAGAGGCTAAAGAATGGAAAGCTGAACAGATTGCGTCCGGGGTCACAATCCTGACGGATGAAAGGTTGAAGGAAGTTGGCAAAGCAATTGAATCAATCGAGTCACACCCGATTGCCGGCCCAATGTTGGACCTTGCAAACGGTAAAAGCCAATCAATCCAGACGGGGAAGATAAAAGGCGTCAATTTTAAATCCATGTTGGATTTCGTGGAAAGTGACATGCCCTATCTGACTGATTTGAAAACTATCAGAAAAGTTGATAGGCGAACGATTGAAAAGCACTCTTTCGATTTTGGCTATGCGATCCAGGCCGCAATTTATCGCAAACTATGGAACCAAAACCATCCCGAAGATCAGCGCCAGGGTTTTCGGTTCGTCTGGGTTGAATCCTGCGCCCCTTATGAGGTTGCCGTGACTGAAATGCCCGAATCTGATATTCAATACGGTGAAGCGGCAGCGGTTGCCCTGCTCGATAGGTTGATTGATTGCACCCAATCGAACCACTGGCCCGGCCCCTTTGATGACAAGGTTGCGGAAATTGGCTTGCCAGCATGGGCGGAAGGGATTGAAAGTTGAACACACAAAAACACCGGCCCGCGTAGCGGTTCCGGTGTTTGAACTGTTCCAAACAACATGAAAGACAGATTCAGAGACGCCCCCCCGCTGAGATTGAAGCTTACAAAGGCCCAATGTAAAAGGTTGGAGAAGGCCAAACCCGCCGGGAGTGGTGCCTTAGTTGTCGGCTATGCTCGGCGCCATCCTTGGCCTGACAATGAATCACACACAATTTGCGCCTGGTTTATCGAACCGGAGAGCGCCCACAACGCTTTAGTTGGTGCCGGCATTATGTCGGCCCCGGCGAAAAAGAAACGCTCAAAAAGAGCAAAGACAAAAAAACCGAAAACAATGAATTGATGAGTGAACAAAAAACCTATTTTGGCAATGGAAAAGAACACGTTTTTAACGATGGCGGAAGCGTCATCAGACTATCCTTCTCAGCTCAGGACTTGCAGGAAATGCAAAGAAACCTAAACGAACGTGGATGGATCAATTTGAACGTAAACAAGCGGAGAACCCCTAGCCAGTACGGGGATACTCACAGTATCAGCTTGGATACTTGGAAACCCCAGCCTCAGCCTCAGCCTCAGCAATACCAGCAGCAACCGGTGCCACAGCCTCAGCAACAGGTGCCACAGCAGCAGCCGCAATACCAACAGCAAGGCACACAACAAGCCCCGCAGCAATACAACAACCGGCATCAAGAATCCGGCGCTGATGACATTCCTTTTTAGGGCATAACACCCGTTCGGCACAAATCAAAGGCCAGCACTGGAAACGGTGCTGGCCTTTTTTATTCGATCAAGAAAGGGTTTTTGATTAACCAGGCTTTTCCGTCTTTTTTAGCGGGCCACTTGAATCCGAATTCGTCATGGTAGAAAAAAGTTCCTGGTTCATCGCCTTCATTGATTGAAGCTAAAATCCAACGGCTTGAACATTCTCTAACTTCCGCAATCTGGTTAGTTGTCAGATATGGAACCCCTTCATCCCTGACACGAAGTAGCTTTGATTCCCTCGCGTTCGATGTGATCAATGTGCCGCGTGAAGAGTTTAAAACAGACGCGGGAGAAATGCGCCCCACCTCTACCTCCAGCGATGCAATGCGGGCCTCGATGGCTTCACACTTGATTGAGAACACCTCAATCTCTCTATTCGTCTCCTGAATGGAAATATTATGAAGGTCTAGCTTGTGAATGATTTCTTCGTATTGTGAATACAACCAAACACAGCCAACCACAATTGCGCCGATACTTTTCCAATCAGTGCGAACAATCCCGCTTTGAGAAATGTTTACTGGTTCAGATTGGTCTGACATACCCCATTTACGCGCTAATTTCAGCAAGAATTTGGTGGACCGCAGATTCAAAAGTTTTGAAATCCACTTTCTTTCCTGGGCAGGTTTTTGAGGTGGAGGGGTCATGCCTGTGAAAATTCAGCCTGTCTTTGTCAATGCCAAGAACCAACATCATTGCAGAAATGGCAAACTGACTCAACTCCACGACTTTACGGCCCCGACCTGAGTCTGGGTCATCATTATAATCAAATTCCCCCAGCATTTCGACACCTATCCTGCTGGAATTGAAGCTTTTAGCGTGAATGCCTCTATCGGTGAGCGGAGAAAAAACCCATATCAAATGATCATCGACGAACAAATGTGGCCCCCGGCTCCAGCCCAAAGAATCCTTGTAATAGGAGCGAAGGTTTTTCATGTGCTGGGTTTGGAATCCGTCCGGGCGCTGATCTAAGTTCGGCGCTGCCGTGTGATGGGCAGTTATTCCGCTAGGTTCCCAGTTCCAGCGTTCATCTTTCAGCCATTCCAAATACGTTACAAATTCGGAAGCGGTAAAGCCATAGCCCACAACCGGGAAATAGCTTGAATTGTAGAGCATGGGCGGAGGTTCATACGGCCCCGATTCTGGCGGCGGGGTTGGCTCCGGTGTTGTCGGCGGCTCAATTGGCGCATTCTGCCCGGTTGCAATTGCCACAATCTGATCTGCAACGCTCTTTGCCTGTTCAGCGTATTCAGGATCTCCCCACTTAGCAGAAATATGCCAGCGGTTTGTATAGGCCAGATCCTTTACTAGCTCCAATTCCTCACTTGTCATTTTTCTTGATCTTTGAGATTTTCTCAAACCCCCTGCTTCCGAAGTAGAAGGAAGTCACAGAGCCCAGGAGCATTGAAAGCTGTAAACCAAAAGTGGTTGCCGTTTCCAGCTCCGGCCCGTCCAGGATGAACATCACCGAATAGATATAAACCAGATATCCGATCGTGAGTATGCCGAGCGTCACCGGTCTGATGTTCTTCGCCAGCCATGAATCCGAATTATTATCAGATTCAAGTCTATTGGTTAACTCCTTCTCTTCAATGCCCGCCAGATCCAGTTGAGCCATTGCAACCTCCACTTCCAACTGCTTCAGCTTTACTGCTGCATCCGGGTCAGTATCGAGCGCCCGTTCAACGTCGCTGATGCTTGAACCGTCTTTTAGTCCTAGCCCGCGCAGGATACCGCCCACGACCTGCCCACCTATGGGGCCGGCAACAGCGGTTCCAAGTGCCGGCAGTCCCGCGCCAATCAGTGAACGGCCCAGGCGCTTCAGTCCTGCTAACCTTTGTTCTTTGTTTTCTTTTTCCATCAGGTCAATCTAATTCGTTTTACAGTTAGTTGTGTTTTGTAATTGCCGCCCTCCGCGCCAGCATTGGAAGTAGAGCTTGTCACCCATCCCTGGATCAATGTTGAGGCAGCGAAATACTGAGTAGTAACCACCGAGCTGTTCAACTGCTGAGACGTTGAAGAGAATTGAGAATCATTGATAGCCGTCGTCGATGGTGGTCCCCAATACAATTGGCACCCGTAATCTGTAACGGGAACGGCCGCTCTAGATATAGCGTAAAGTTCAACGCTATAGATGCCCGCTTTCTCAATCACTACGGAATTTGTTCCGGCATCAAATGAAAGTTCCGTTCCCGGGTAATTAACTGACGTGGTGCCATTGAATGCAATTTTTGTATAGCTTCCAAACGTGCCGCCGCCGCTTGTCTGATCCGCTGAAAGTTTTAGTGCGAGAATGCCAGGCTCAGCAGATGCTGAACTGCCCGCTTGTTTCGCCACAATCAACTCGTGATTAGCGGTTGATCCGTCCAAATCAACCCCATACGAACCGTGTGAACCGTTAGCAATACGCGCTTTTATGCTGACAGTATCAGACACAGACAAACTGATGGACTGGGTAGCAATCGAAACCGGCAACAAACCACTGAACCCCGCGCTAATTGTCGCGGATACGTAGTTTGCAGGATCAGCGCCATTGATTGAAAACCCCACTTCGATATCGCCGGTTCTGTCGCTTGTCTTATTAGTTGCGAAGACGTTGGCGAAGAACTCAATCCTTTCCCCAGACTCAACATCGTTTGCGATTGTCACTTCGAGCCCTGACATGGCAACCCATGCGCCTGTCCCGGTGCCGGTGCCTAAGTCATAGTTCCCTGAATCGGTGTCGTTCAAACTCCAGCCCGGATCAGGAAGAGTGACGGGAAACAGGTTCCCGCTTGCGTCGCAATAAACTTGCCGTGGTTCGGTGCCGGCCAAGGATTTAACTTGAGCGGTTGAACCGTGTATTTCTAAACCCTGATTAGTTGCTAGTATTGCTCCGGCAGTCGGCTCATAGTTCCCATCGTCTGAGCGTAGAAAGAAAGCCCCGTCCACATTGGCTCCAATCAACCCCTTCTGCACTCCGGTGCCTTCCTCGATGTTCACTCCGTCCAAGTCTGGAACTTTCGTCCAGTCAAAATCAAAATCGGTTGCTGAGTTCTTCGCCAGCACCGCACCGGCAGCGCCTCCAGGATGTCCACTAGCGCTTGTATCGCGCAGAAACCATTCCTTGCCGCTTGATGCGTTGTCGAGCGGTTGAATGACGGTTGGCGGAGTGCTTGCCGCTGTCCCTGGTAGCAATTCATAGAAACGCGGCATGTCACTGTTTGCCGCGTCATACATCAAAACTGTCTCAGAATCCAAACGGCCCACCGTTACAACAGCATCTAGGTCAGCGCCCGTGCCCCCAGTCAGGCCCGTAACGCCTCGGAGCAATTGAGCGGTGTCAATGGTTAGGCTGTATTCGTCGGGGTTGTTGGCCTCAACCGGGGTGCCTTCATTCCCAAGTATAACGTCGTGCCAAATCGTACAAGTTACGTTATTAACGTGAGTTTTGTTCGGTGTTCCCACTCCGGTGTCATAGGTCACCTCAAAGTTGCAATCATCAAGCGCCCGAACGTCGTCGCCGCAATCTCCATTATCTCGAAGTAAAGCCGCGTTGATTTCAACCGTATTCAGGTTCAAAGAAAAAGTGTAATTCTTATTCTCCGTATCGACAACGTAAGTGCTAACCGTCGCCAAAAACGGGCAATCAGTGAAGTGGTCAGCCTCTTTAATTCCAATGGTAATCCCCGCGCCGCCCGGAAGCAGCTCTGGCGTCCATTGCGGATCTTGAACCACTGAAAGACTTGTCTGCCGCTCCGGACTCCGGCCAAACTGGACGATGAGTTCTTCGCCGTCGCCGGCTTTGAATTCAATGGAATCAATCGGTTCGTCTAGTCCTGGCGTTCTAACTAGCTTGTTTAGGCGTCTGTCAAAAAATAGATTCATTGTAAATGGTTGTCTTTTATTCGCTCAATCTCACTGATGTAAAATTCCGCTTTTGTTTGCATCCTGATCATTTCAGAATGGATCTCTTTTATCTCGAATTGGATCTCGTGGATGTCTCCGGACGCATCCCTTATGGCGTTAACAAAAAGGCTTTGCACCCATCCTATGAGGAGGAGAAGCAACGTAACAAGCACTTTCAGCGCATTGTCTTTTGTTAGTGCCTCCGGCATTTACTCAGGGGTTGCTGACTTGGCATCTTCCCACGCCTTCCAATCTGGTATTGCTACCGTGAGTGCTTCGGTGAATACGTCAAAAGCGTGTTGCACACTAGGAACATGCTGCGCCACTTCCGCTAGGTTTCCGGATAGTTTATAAGCCTCCGCCGCGTGAACCTTATTACCAGTGCTGCTCGCCATGTATTTGCAAGTGACCTTGCAAGGCATATTGGGGATTTCGATTTTGCCGCCGGCACCGTCGTCGATCTCGATCATGCCAAGGTCTTGGAACCTCAGATGAGATACGAATACACCGTCAAGCGTGCCGCCCTCGGTGGGTGGGATTTCTACCGGATCAACTGGAATGATGTTACTACTCATAAGTTTAATTTTGTTTGTTTAACCTGCTGAAATTTTCAAAGTGCCTGAATCATTCAACCTTGTGAAACCTTAATTGCGTAATCGGCAGTTGAATCAACCCACAAGCGACCGGCGGAAGCAGGGTCGGATGTAGGCAGTCCGGTGAAATCAACATCTCCGCTCGCAATAATGTCGGCAAGTTCCAAGGTTCCGTCAGATAAATTGGCGGCACTCGTGCCAATACCAACCCGCCCGTCAGATACCTTGTGGATGTAGGTCTTTCCTGCGACGCTCGACTGAACGTCGTCCAATTTGAACATATCGGCGGAAAAAACCGATTTCTGAATATTGTAATCTTTTCCGAAACACCCATATTTATTACCGCCCGCCCTGAAATTGATTTGATTCGCGGACTGTGTTATTGCCTCCTGATACCCTGCCCAATAGATCCCTAGACCAGTCACCCCCATAATCAGGGCTCCGTCTTCTCGGAGGAGAATATTACTGCCGTTGATACCCAACGTGCCATTCACATCGAGCGACCCGCTGCCGCTCGCCACATCAATAGTCGCGCCATCAGTCAGCGAAATGTCACCGGTTAAATCAACTTCCGCAAAGAACCCTTCCGAAACCCTGCTTGATGCCGTTCCAATAGCCCCCCCGAACGTCACATCGCCGCCGAAATAGCTTGGTGTATTCCCCGTCGTGTACACAGCCCAATTGTTCGTTCCCCGAGTCAACTCACCTACCCTCAATCCAAATTGATTAATAATCGATCCGGTGCCTGTTGCGTCGTAGGCATCAAAATGGCTTAAGAATGCGCAACCATTCCCGTCAGAGGATGGACGCGAGAAAAATGCATGGATATTGGTAATTGATCCAGCTCCGCTATGTCGCCCTCGTGCTTGAAAATCCACGAAGTGATCCAGGTTATTTGGGCTGGATATGGTCTGAGAGGAATCAAACGCAGCGTTTCCGCCCCCATGTTTCAAAACCGGATCGTTTGTAGCAACAACAATTGAATGATGATTCGCGTCAGTCTCAGAGTAAACGTGAGTCAGTTTGAGCAATCCGGAATTCTCTGATGGAGAAGCTGCTGTACCAATCACGATTCGACCATCATGGAAATAGCTTCCGGCGGTATTGCCCTGAATATCAATCTCTCCGGTTGCTGTTATTTTGTCAAAAGTCGGACTGTCTCCGAATTTGTATCTCCCATCCAATTCATCCTGTAAGTCAGTCTGATTTGAGAGCGTGCCTGTGATGTCGCCCCATGCCGCGCCGCTTGCTGCATCCTGCCAAGACGTGTCAAAACTTGTTGAGGAGTCTTTTGTAAGCACTTGTCCAGCGTCGCCATTTGGCGGCAATCTGTCTGCCGGGTTTTTAATAGGAGAGATAACTACCTGCGCATTGTCATCCACACCGCCATCCCCATCGATAGCCAAACGCGAAACAGGGAATGTGAACCATCCTACGTTATTCACCGGAGGCCCGGTGATGGTGTAAATGATAAATTCATCTTGAGTTGTTGTCTCTTGAACGGCCAGAATATCGTCTTCCCTAAAGTTCTCCCAAACCACTTCAGCGTTTGCGCCTAGCCGGGTTTCAATATTTACGTAAAGTTCGGTGGCCAGAAGTTGATCTAAATTATTTACTTTCAGATTGCCTGCCCCAGGATCTGTTGCGCTTGTGTCGTCCTGGAATCTGTATTGAAGACTCAAGCCCGTCACCGGTGTAATGGGCGAAACCTGCCAAGCGCCATTTACCCGCGTATAGTGCAGGCCGTCTTCCGGCGCTTCTTCTGTTACCTGTCCCCATGTAGCGTCTGTTCGGCCGTAATACAGGCCGTCAATCGGCGCTTCAGGGAATGCCGTTGCCGCTGCTGTGTCGGTGAAGTTAACCTGAACCGTCAAATCACTAAACGTGACGCTAGTCGAATCGGTAGTTGTTAAGCCGTCGTCCAAATTGCCTCGCCGGTTCTGCGTATCAACCAAGCCTTGGAATCGGTAATCTGAAAAGGTTGCTGACGGTGTTTGCAGAACATCGAGCGCCCAGGAAAGCTGTTCTGATTGCTTCAATAAATCATCCCAGGCCAAACCACCCACCACTTCATTAGTTGCCTCGTCGCTGATTGTGATCCCGATGTCTTGATCCGAAATAGTCACACCGGTGTTGCCGCTCGAAACCTTGAAAACCTCAATTCCAGAATCGAATCTGGAAGCGGTGAAAACTGCTGATTTGCCATCCAAATCATATTCAGAATCAAAGCTAAATTGAAGCTTTAAGGGGATGTCAACCGCTGCCGGTATTGATCCACCGAAAGAGTAAATGTTTGATGCGGTAACGGGAAAGTTCATGGTTTCAATATAGTGTAAAAATTAGGGGTTTTCCATTGCGAAAAAGTCTGTGGCGGTAATCTCCAAATCTATCGTCTGGGATTCGTCAACCTCCATTGCAACGGGCATTCCGGCGAATGTAACGGAGCTGGAATTGTTGCCGGTGCCCCAAGGTCTGACACCGGAAACTGTATCAATGGTGGCCCCTGGAGGAACGTATGGCGGGTTGGCCGGATCGTCAGGATCTTCTTTCAATTCAATAACTACACTTATCAGCAAATCCGCGCCCCACTTTCCGCCCGCCTCATATTTTGAAGCGTTCACAAGCTGCACAACCAAAGACAGAAGTTGGCCGTCTGAATGGCTGTAATAAAAACCCGCACCACCTTCGGCCACTGGCTTTCCGATCATGTCAGAAAGGCTTTTGTAAGCGGTTCCCGTAATGGTTCCGTCGTCGTCCCTGATGCCGCTTTGAATTTGTGCATCAATGCTGAAAGTCGGTGAATCCA